CTAGCTCGCCTAGTTCCGCTTGTAGGCGGTCCGTTAGCATAGCTTCTACAGCTTCAACCATTGCAGTCTTATCGTGTTCGTACTTTTGTGCGAACTCTTCACGAAGTGTTGCGGTGACTTGGTCACGGTTTTCTTGAATTCTGCTTTGCCAAGCAGTTTCAATTTCCGATTTGATTTCTTCGGAAATCACATTGTTCTCAAACAATTGTTTTACGATGTCTAGCATGTGATTCTCCTACTGTTATTTGAGACCTCTGATGATTCTCACCAGATTCTCTGCTAGGTATTTCTGAGCCTTAGGGTCGCCTTGAACTTCTTGTGCTATTTTTAATGCCTTATTTCCACCTAATGTATTCATTAAATGTTCGTATACTGGAGTTGGGTAAGCTCCCGGGGCGCTTGGTTGCGCTACAATGTCAACGGTAATAATTTCAAAACCTTGAACATTACCGTTACCATCTACTTCGCCGGATCCCCTAGAGGATACACCCAACTTTACTCCCGACGTCAACATAGTCGATATCAATTGACCCATTGGGGTCGGAAGTATTTTTAGTTTTCCGTAGCCGTTAGGACCATCCATCCACATCTTGGTAATCATATGACTAACACGATCTAGATTGATTTTTAAATCCTGAGGATGATCAACTTCTCCTAGCACAGAGTACCCACCAGAGATCTGTTCGTTAAGCGTTTTGACAGCCTTGCCAATCTCTAGAGAAGAATAAATTCGCTGATTCTGATTTCGAATATCTCCTTGAATGCAGATACCGTTCAGATGCAGCGATTTCTTATCGCCCTCACCTTCGCTCTCCAAGACAATCTCGGCCTGGTCGAAACTCAAATGTTCGCTAAGATAGTTTTTCACCTATGCGTCCTATTATCTACGACCACGGAAAAGACTTGCTTTATCAACTGAACCGGAAGAACCACCTGCTCCGCTGAATTTACCTTCAGCTTCGCCTTTCTTCTCTGCACCATGACCTGGCTCTTTCTTACTGAAAGCACCACCTGCCTTGCCGCCTGGAACGTTGATATTACCTGCGTTATCTTCTTTTGGGTTGCCTTTGAATAGGCTAGAACCCTTCAAGTGTCCTTGATTGGCTAAAGTTACTGCTTCTTCTTTGCTTTGTGCAATGTTAGAAGCTGTGCCGCCCATATCATTTTTACCTGCTACAGAACTTTTTGTGTTAGCTGGCCCAGCAGATCCACCTGTACCAGAGAATGTGCCTTCTGCACCACCTTTCTTCTCAGCACCGTGGCCACCAGCAACTTTTTCAACATACTCGCGAACTGTAGCTAATTCTGTTTCCATCGAATCGCCAAAACCTTCTTTGCTTGGCATTTCACCGTCGCCGCCCATTTCGTCTTCAGCACCCATGTCGCCGCCCATAGCATCAAACTTGGCTTGTAGTTCGTCTACAATAGCGTCTAAGTCTTGGAATAGTTCTTCTGGAGCTTTCTCGCCCATTTCACCTTCTTCACCACTTAGTTCGCCTTCTAGGTCGTCGCCCATATCTGGTGTGTTGCCCATTTCGTCATCGCCTTCGATAGCGATATCTTCAAAACCTTCTTCGAATTCTTCGTCCATTTCTTCGTCAACTTTTTTGTCTTTTGGATTCTCTTCTTCGTCGTCCATTTCTTCGTCAACTTTTTTGTCTTTTGGATTCTCTTCTTCGTCGTCCATTTCTTCATCTAATTCTGCATCGATTAGATTTTCGTAGATCTCACGAGATTTCGCAACAACGTACTCGTGGAATAATTCTTCTGCTTTAGCTTGATCGTCATTGACCAGGCTTTCGAGCATCTGCTCTAATTTACTTTTATCTGACATGTTTATTCTCCTTAAAGATGATTTGGCTGTCGTGCTTTATTTACTACAGTTTTAATAAAACTGTGTTAAATGGTAGTTTTTTGATCGTTTTAGTTATTGTAAATAACTTCAGGGTAATTTATTTTAAATTCGTGATAATTTATATGTTTGAGATTTGAATGTTGATAACCTAATTGGTCTGGAACAAATGCTCCATCTTCTATTACTCTTACAAATTTAATTTGTTTATATTCTTTAATAACTTTTTCAGTTTGACTTAGCCAGTTTCCGTGAAATGTAGGAGCATCAGTGCTTTTTTTATAGTTAAAAGTGTCTGCATAAACATTGTTAAACTTGCCTCCTGCACCTTGATAATCAAATCCCAGTATATAAATTGTCTTGTGGCCGTGTTGACTAGCAAACCACAATGCTGTTGGGCCGCTGCTCCAACCTTTGTGAGGACTAAAAAAGTTAACATTGGCTTTTGTTGACACACCTTTGTTGGGATTTGTCCAAACTTGATGTGTTCTGTGGTATCCGCTAGCAATAATTTCGTTGACCATTTTTACATCAACTGCTACTAGATAGTCTGGTTCAAATTCTCGATATAGAGCGTTGCACCCGTATATTATTCCGTGTTCTTTAAAATTTCTAGGATCTACGTTTAATCTACTTTTTCCGTTACCTAGTACAAAAGCTACATCATTCCGCTGGCTGTTCTGCTTCAACTGGTGTTCCATACATCTGTCTTATAAATTCTTGTTCAGACTGTTCTTCAAATTCGTGGGCTTCGCTTTGTTGGCGTAATTGATTGATCTGTCTTAGTGTTAGACGAATCTTTCTTGTATCGCTTTTTTTGACCACAGAAGAATCTTTTGCGTTGTCGTATCTACGATCAACTGCAAAATCGTTGTTGTTATCGTTAAAATATAAAAACTCTAATAGAAGCATATTGTATTTATATATTAGACTGCGGGAGGAGCTGCTGGTGCAGCCGCAGCTTGATCGTCTGGAGCAGCCGCTTGCTGTTCAGCTGCTGCTGCCATATCTGGACTGGCTTCTTCGTCTTGCGCATTTACTTCTGCTCCTAGACTACCCGGAGTAATTCCAATACTTCTCATTTGACTTGAAGCATCAGATGCAGGTTTTAAGTTCCCACCATTCTCTTCTCTCCACATACGTTCGTTTTCTTTGATCTCTTCTTCAGACAATCCTAAGAATCTCTTTAGAGCAAAACGCTTACTTAGATGTGGCATTTCTTGTAATTGTGAGAATATTGCGGCTCTAGTAGTATCAAGCTCTGCCTGACGGTAAGCAGCAAAATTTTGAGGCTCGTTAAATTTTAATTCAAATAAACTAGAATCGATATTGATTCCGTTATTAGTCATCCAAAGTTTAAATTCTACATCAAATGTTTCAACTACCATTGCCTGTAGGCGTTTGCAGTACTCATTAAATCTCAGTTCTTGAATATAAGCAGTACCTACTTTTCCGTCAGCTACTGTGTTACTTGCATCGTCAACTGACGTTGGTAAGTAACTACTTGGAATACGTAAAGCACGGAATAACTTGTTGGTAAAGTAGCGCAGATCGGTAATTTCGCCTAGATTAGTTCCGCCTGGTAGTGTTTCAACTTTACTTCCGCGACCTTCTGCTGTCTGTGGGAAGAAGTAATCTTCACTTACGCTAAGTGGATTGTAACTGGCATCAACCATGTTTTGTCCACCACCCGTTGAGCTAGGAATTCTGCGTTGATGGATTTCATTTTTAACACGCTCAACAAAGCTCATGGCCATGTGTGCTGGCATATTTCCTACGTCAACATAAAAGATTCTACGCTCTGGAGCACGTTGTATACGATAGATAATGATAGCATCTTCAAGCAATTCTTTCTGTTTGTAGACTTTAAACACTGATTCTAATAGACTGTTGCCAAATGGATAGTTGTTATCCAGTCCTTCACTTAAGGTAATATGCACCATGTGTTTTGCATCTACAGTGATTTCGTTAGTTTGATTATGAAATCTAGTTCCAGGAGGTTGTGCTGCCGCACCTACCATACCTCGACCAAATCCACCACCGCTGGTATATGAACTAGTACCGCTTGGCGCAGTGTTGGTTGTGTTATGCGGAGTTGTTGCAATTAGATCTTTAAAATTAAAGTTAATGTCTTTAATAACATATTGCTCGGGGATTTTTCCTTCGCTTTCATTTACAATAATTTTAGTAACCTTAGCTGCGTCTACAAATAACCATTTTTGTGTTTGAGGATCTCTAACAAAAAAGCAATCTCCATACTTGAATGCGTTACGTACAATACGAAAAATTCTAGTTTCAAATTGCTGTTGCTTTGACCATTTTTGTAGACTGTCTTTTAAAAGTTTAACTTCTGTAGAAGTAGGTTTACCTTTAAAATAAAAATGGAAAGGAGTGGAATTTTCTTTGTCTTTTTGTGTACAGAACTCTGCAAGAATATCCATGGCAGCATTAACTTCACTGTCCATATCCATAGTGTCATACTGTTGATATCTTTCAACACGATTAGGACTGCCTGCATATACATCAGGCAAGAAGCTAGAGTAGTTTGCACGGGCTGGTCCAGGAC